CCACCACCCCGGCCTCACCAACGAGGCCTATCACGCGCTCAAGGCCGTGAGCCCGAGCCAGATCAAGATCCTGGCCCGCAGCCCGCTGCACTACCACGACAAGTTCCTGGCTGAGGACCGGGAGAAGCCCGAGCCGACCCCGGCCATGCTGAAAGGCACGGCGCTCCACACGGCGGTGCTGGAGCCCGAGCTGTGGGACAGCACCATCGCGGTGCCGCCGCACAGCTTCGATCGCCGGACCAGGGTAGGAAAGGAGCTGGCGGCCGAGTTCGAGCGCGAGAGCGCCGGCAAGATCGTGCTTGACCCCGACCAGGCCGACGAGGTGCGCCGGATGGCTGATGCGGTGCGGAATCACCCTGCTGCTGGCTTCCTGCTGCTGCTCCCAGGGCGGCGGGAGGCCAGCTACACGTGGACCGACCCGACCACGGGCCTGGAGTGCAAGACCAGGCCGGACTGGCACAGCGAAGACCGGCGCATCGTGGTGGACGTGAAGACCACCAAGGACGCCAGCCGGGTGGAGTTCGCCAAGAGCATCAGCAACTTGGGCTACCACGTGCAGGCAGCCTGGAACCAGGGTGCGCTGCAGGCGGAGCAGTTCCTGACGATCGCGGTGGAGAACGTCCGCCCCTATGCCGTGGCGGTCTACCCCGCGAGCGGTGCGCTGATCGCCGCCGGCCAGCGCCGGATCGAGGCCGCGATGGAGCTGCTGGCCGAGTGCTGGCGCACCGGCATCTGGCCTGGCTACGGCGACCAGATCCAGGAGCCGATCGACCTGCCCGGGTGGAACCGGGATTGACCCTTGCTGAGAACCATTCGCACTAAGCCCATGACCCAAGCACCGCTCTCAGTTCCTTTGCAGGTGTCCAACCTTCGCGCTGACCTCTCCCGGATGACACGGGAGTTCGAGGCAGCGTTGCCACAGCAGATCCCGGTCGATCGGTTCGTCCGGACCATCATCACGGCGGTGCAGATGGAGCCGACACTTCTGGAAGCCGATCGGCGAACTCTGTTCTCGTCCTGCATGAAGGCGGCTCAAGACGGCCTAATGCTCGACGGCCGTGAAGCTGGTCTAAGCGTTTACAAGAACCGCGACACTGGCATTAAAACCGTGTCCTACATGCCGATGGTCGGCGGCATCTTGAAGAAGATTCGTCAGAGCGGGGAAATCAGCAGCATCCGCGCTCACGTTGTCTATCAAGACGATGAGTTTGACTTCGAGCTGGGCGACAACGAGCGGATCTATCACAAGCCGAACCTGACCCAGCAGGCAAAGCCAGTGGCGGTTTACGCTATTGCCAAGTTCAAGGACGGGGACATTCAGCGTGAAGTAATGAGCGTCGCGCAGATTGAGAGGATTCGTGCCAAGGCAACTGGCGTCGGCAAGCACTGCTGGACCAGCGAATGGGGCGAGATGGCGAAGAAGACCGTCATCCGTCGGTTGTCGAAGCGGCTGCCGACCAGCAACGACCTTGATCAGGTGCTGGCGAGCGATAACGTGAACTACGAGCCGATCGTGCCGGCTCAGGTGGCGGAACAGTCAGCACCGCAAATCGAGGCGCCTGTGACGGTGGCTGACCTGAACCGTCAGATTGCCGCTGCTGCAGCAGGCCAGACCGCTGCCGTGTCAGAGCCTGAGATTGTCAATCCTGAACCTATGCAGGAGCAGAGTCCTGCTGTTGATTCAGCCGCAGACGTGGAGGTGGTCGATGCACCAGTTGATCCGTTTTGAGGAGCGTTGTCTATGAGTAGCACGAAGGAGTTTCTCACCAGCAAGGAGCTGTCAGACCGCTGGCGGCTCAGTGATCAGACGTTGGCCAACTGGAGGTATGCGGGCAAGGGCCCGCCCTTCATCAGGGTTGGCTCCCGCGTCCTGTATCCCATCGACGGGATCCGGGCATTCGAGCAGCTGCATCAGCAGCAGCAATCATCCATCACATCAGCATCGGCATGAACGATCCCATTGCAACACTGCTCCGCGCGAGCCAGCATCAATTCATCGGCAACCTTGGCCGCGACCCAGAGACCAGATTCCTGGACTCTGGCAAGTCCGTCACCAATGTGAACATCGGCATTGCAGACCTGGCCGATCGCGACCACACTCACTGGATCAAGCTGGAAATCTGGGGCGAGGACGGGCAGGCATTTGCCGACCAGTGCCGCAAAGGTGCGAAGGTCCACGTCATCGGCCGTGTGAAGACCGACCGGTGGACGGACCGCAGCACGGGCGAGCCGAAGATGCAGGTGTGCTGCCGTGTGGAGCAGTGGAAGCTGATGCCAGCCGCTGGGGCCCCGGCTCCGGCGGCACCTGCTGCACCGGCGCCAGCGCAGCAGCCTGCGCATCTGGCCGCGGCCGTCTGGGCACCCAACCCGGCGAACGGCACCGTGGCTGCGCCTCAGGTGTGGAACAGCCCACAGCAGACCCAGGTGCCGGACCATGACGGGATACCGTTCTGATCGGTGGTGCTGACGCGGATCTCCTGGCGGCCTTGCGCCGCCTTTTTTTGTGACGAGTTGTGACACGAGCCACGCAAGCGAGCGCCACGGCGGGATGATTGCATCACGGGCGGAGACGCCCATCACCCCAGCTTTCACCACCATGCTTTTCAAAGTCGACTACCGCGACCTCACCCCCATAGGGGACGTGATCGGCCGCGGCCTGTTCATCGAGGCCGACAGCCTGGAGCAGGCCCTGCGCCTCGCTCAGGAACGCTGCCGCGCGGATGAAGAGATCGAGTCCGTCCGCCGCTTCGCTCGCGGGGAGGCTGCGTGATGGCACCGCGCGTCATCTACCAATCGCCCGCCAACGCCAACACGCCGGGCGCGGGCTGGACCATCACCCAAGACCCGACCTTCAGCCGCAATCCCAACCTGGTGCGCTTTCACCGCAGCAACGGCCAGCGCAAGCTGCTCGATCAGATCGCCGAGTGGAATCCTTACGCGCAAGCCTGGACAGCCAGTCGCTGGATGCCAAAGCCGCCGATCGTGCCGCAATGGCTGATCGACAAGGTGGTGGCCCACATGAGATTCGAGGATCGGGCCTGATGTTCAACCCCGACTTCTACCCCACGCCGCCGGAGGTGGCGGCATGACCCGAGCACAAGCACTGCGCGCCATCACCAGCTACGCCGCCGCCGGCCAGCTGGACATGGCCACCCGGATCTACTGCGAGAACCGCATCAGCCGTAAGGCATTCGATGAAGCCGTAGCCAAAGGCCAGCGGCTTGCCACCTTCGTCAACACCACCAATGCCTGACAACACTCTGCTCGGCCGCTGCACCGTGGCCCTCACTGAAGCGCTGATGGGTGACTTACCACCAACGACAGAGCAGAAAGCAGGCGCACGCCGCGGCGTGGCTGCTGTGCTTGAGCACCTGGCGGCCGAGATGGTCTGGCTCAACCAAAAGAACCCGAGCTTGACCGTTCACGAGCTGGCGCGCACCTTGACGCTCGAATCCGCCGGCGAGCTGGCCGGCTGGGAGGGGGACAAATGACCACCGACATCCCCACCACGCTCACCGAGCAGGGCCAGCGCTACGGCCGCTTCAATGGCCATGCGTTCATCACCCAGCAGCTCAAGTGCGTCATCCGTCATGCGCTGGAAGCACGCGACAAGAGCTTGGCAGACGATCAGCAGGAGGCCCTCGACATGATCTGCCACAAGATCGGCCGCATCCTGAGCGGCGACCCCGACTATGCGCAGCTGGTGGCTGATCGCCTGAATGGGGTGGAGCGATGACGAACCTCTCCCCCGCCGCCCGCGCCATCGTGCAGGCGTTCGACGATCGCTACGAACTGCTCGGCCCGCTGGAGGGTAACTGGCAGGAGGCCTGCTTGGCCGCCGCGCTTACAGCCCTGGCGGTCCGGATCAAGGGAGCCGATGGCATCCGCCAGGACGTGCTCGACATCGCAGACGAGCTGAACCGCCTCGCCGATTAACCTGACCAACCACCGGGTCGGCCCCACCCGTAAGGGCGGGCACCGCTGCAGCAGTCCTGGGGTGCTGCTGCCATTCGCGGTATCGGAGGCCCGGCACCTCTCCCACCCACCCGACATGGAACCACTGGCATGCCCAGGCTGCGGAGCAACGCGCGGCCTCGCAACCGAATCGAAGTACGAACTCGCCAATGGCCACCATCGCCGGCTGCGGAGCTGCCGGCACTGCGGTGGCAAGGTGCGCACCATCCAGCCGCCGGGTGAGCCCGAGCGGCTGGCCCAGGAGGTGCTCGGCAAACCCCCTCACGTTCGCGGCTTCAAATTGACGCCAGAACAGGTGGTGCTGATCCGCCAGGATTCAGAGCAGGGCATCCGCCAGGTCGAGCTTGCCAAGCGCTATGGGGTGCGGCGGCAGGCGATCAGCCAGATCGTCTACGGCGACATCTGGGCCGATGTTGGTGGGCCGATCAAACGGCGACCGCCGAAGGCAGGCCCGACCTGCGAGAGCTGCGAACACTTCGCGGCAGGCTCAGGCTGCAGCTTCGGCTTTCCGGAGGCGGTTGATGAGCCCTGGTTCGCCAGCGAGTGCGAGCTGTACCAGCTACGCTGACGGCGACCACCATGAACACTCCCAGCCCTCAGCGTGTAGAAGCGCTGGGGGCTTTCTGTTGTCATCGCGCCAGCAGCCACGCCAGCAGGCGATCCTGAGCCTCGGCTGCCCAGAAGGGCTGCTCACGCCACCAGCTGAACACCTCCCGGTGCCCCTTCCGGCGGTTGCAGGTGAGGCAGGCGGCCACCAGGTTGCGCGCGACCGTCGAGCCGCCGTGCGCCTTCGGCTGCACGTGGTCGAGGCTCTGCGCCGGCGCGCCGCAGTATGCGCAGCGGTGCTCCCAGGCCTCGAAGATGCTGGCTCGGAACCGGTGGCGGGTGATGAGCTCTGAGCCCTCGATCCGCGCGCGCATGTGGTGCTGCCGGTGGCGCACAGCCTAGCCAGATCAACTTGTGAAGATCCGTGACAGACGCCTGGCAACCGGGCCGGCGGTCGCGACGATGGAAGAGCCCACGCGGAACACCCCATGTCCCGAAACGCTCTTGGCTTCATCGCCGGGCCCTTGTCTGTCGTCGCCATTTACGGCGCGTTTTTCTGGTGCATCCTCTCTACGTTCGATGACATGACTCGCGCCGACTGCGCACGCGGCAACCAGCGCGCCTGCGCAGCAGTGGAGGCCAAGCGATGAGCCCGGTCAAGCGCGCGCATCGCCGTGGCCAGCGCTACGAAGCTGGTCAGGTCGTCTATGTCCGGGGCTGGCCCCCGACCTGTGACGCCACCGTGCTGCAGGCCCTGGTGGATCACCAGGGCTGGCCCTGCTATGAGGTGGTGGCCAGCACTGATCAGAGCGTGTGGATCGTGCCTCGCATCCACTGCTCAACCCGCATGTTGATGGAGCAACCCGCATGACCAGTTACGCCTTCCGCCGCGGCCGCGAGTGGATCTGCGCGCCGGCCGGCCATGACCCGCGCGCTCCGATCGTGCCGGGGCTTAGCGTCGCCCCCGACGTCGCGCAGGCCTGGCGTTGCGACGATCTTGACGAGGCTCACGAACACCAGGCGCTGCTGCGCTGGGTGCTGGGCTGGAGCACTGAGATCAGGGCGGTGCCATGAAGCGCGAGCGGCTGCACCTGAGCCAGCACCAGTTCATCGAAACCGGCCGTGACTTCAACGGCCGGTTCTGGATCGGGTACAGCTCTGGCGCCAGCAGGTTCTTCCGCGACGCCAAGGAGCTGCGGCGCTTCCTGAAACTGCCGGTCGGCATCCCCAGCAGGGCTAGCTTCGACAGCTGGATCGCATCGCTCACCGCTGCTGATGCAGCACGCGGCACCGTTGAGGTTGCCCCTGTGGGTGATGCCAACGTCGAAGGGAGCTTCGACCCGCTGGCCCACGCGCTCGACGAGAGCGACCCAAACCACCACACCCGCACCGTGATCTGATGGCTTACGACTGCAACCCGATCGAACAGCAGGCCCGCCAGGACCAGCTTGAGGCGCTCTATGCGGCCGACGGCCGCCACAACCACGACCACCCGATGCATTGCCTCTACACCGGATTGGTCGCCAAACTGAGCACGGCCGAGCAGGCTGACAGTGCCACGTGAGTGGAACACACCGGTGCGGGAGCCGTGGAATCCGATCATCCATCAGCTCCTGCGCGCGGTCGATCAGCACAACCGTGAGCTGCTCCGCACCGGCGACCCATGGCACGCGGTGAAGGCGGAGCAGCTGCGGCAGTATGTGCGTGAGCTCAAGGCCTGGATTCACCAGCAGGAGGAACGATGAGCGAGCCCAAGGTGATCGGCTGCTGGAAGATCCACGGCGGCACGATCGAACAGCTGGAGCGGCCCAACGGTGAGCTCTACTACCGGAGCTGTCACGGCGGCACCTGCCGCTATGCCGAGGACCTGTGGTGCGCGCAGCTGTACCTGAGTCAGCTGCAGGCGCGCTGAGCCAGAATGTCTGCAGCCCAGGCCATGTGCTCGTCGGTGACGGGGCAGCCGGTTGCAGCTCCCATCTCGGCCACCTGGGCCACCACCTGATGGGAGACGTGAGCCTGCAGCATCGAGAAGCGGAGCAGCTCGCTGGCGATGTGGCGCAGCTCGTTGATGTCGGTTGAGGCCTGGATGTAGCGCACCTGTTTCTCAACCTCAAACTCATCAGCGAGGGAGAGGTTGAAGTCCAGCCAGAACATGGGCGGACGCGCAGAGAGCAGCATCAGCGTAGGCGCGGGGCAATGTGACGAGTTGTGACATCGGATGCACCGGCGTTGGATGGCGCCGGTAGTTTGAGGGCACGGCCGGAGACGGCCACCACCCCAGGAGCTGACATGGCCACTACCACCCAGCAAGTTGTCCTGCACAAGCTGTTCGAGGAAACCCAGGATGGCGCCATCCGCCATTGCGGCTTCACAGGCCCGGATCGGGAAGAAGCCCTGAACTGGGTCAAGGAAATGCAGGCCTGTTTCCCGGCCAACCGCCACTGGATGCGGCCGATCTACCGCTGATCATCACGGCCCGTTGGAGCCCATCCGGCACCATCCCATTGCACCCATCGTCATGACCACTCCTCTGTCCACCGCCGCGCGCCTGGCCAAGGCCGCGGCCACCGCTGACGCCACCACCTGGGGCGCTCAGCTGGAGCGCACCGCTCGCGCCACCGCCGCTGTGCTGGTGCTGCTCTACTGCATCGCCGCTGACCTGGCGGTGCTCACCTACCGCGCCGGCTTCGAGCTCGGCCGCGCTGTTCATCAGCTGAACGACCGCCTGGCAGATCCAGCAGCGCTCGCCGCCGAGGCCCGGGCCGCCGTGCGCGCCTGGCTCAAACAGCAGCGCGCCGCCCTGCTGGCCTTCCTGCTGCTGGAGGTGGCGTGATGATCCGCCAGCTCACGATCGCCGCCGCCCTGCTGCTGCAGGGGCCGGCGGCCCTGGCCCATCACACCGGCCGGCACGTCACCGCCACCGTCTACCACCAGGAGTTCAACGGCGGCCCTGCCTACTGCGGTGGCACCTATGAGCACTGGGGCATCAGCGCCGCCCATCCCTGGCTGCCATGCGGCACCAGGGTGCGGGTGAGCCACGGCGGCCGCTCGCTGACGGTGCCGATCACCGACCGGTGCGACTGCAACAGCATCGACCTGTCAGCCGGCGCTGCCTGGCGCCTCGGCGTGCCGCTCGATGGCATCGCCACTGTCCGCATCAGCTACTGAGCGATGACCGACACCACACCACACCGCGCCACTCCTGACCAGTGGGCCGACATTCTTGAACTCCGCGCCAGGATCGAGGCCCTCGAAGCCGGCGCCACCTGCCCGCACATCGTCACTGGTGACGAAGGAACTAGCTACTGCCGGCTGGCTGAGCAGCAGGCCGCCCCGCCACCGGAGCCCACGCCTACTGGGTCGATGGTGGTGCGAGTTGGGCGCGCCATTGCCAATGCAGACGAAGAATGCTTGGCCGATAGCTGGGCACCAGAAGCCCGCGCCGCCATTCGCGCCATGGCTGCTGCCGCTAGGTCGCGTGACCTGGGTGGGCAAAGCGTTCCCTTTATGAGCTGGGATGGCGTTGCTCAGTGGCTTGAGCAGGAGGCCGAGCGATGACCCGACTGCCACCCGTCGTAATCTTCGGCGCCACCTGGCTGCTGGGGATGATGCTCGCCACGATCTGGCTGACGCTACGCTGAACCCGCGTGAAGAGTGGGACACCGGGCCCCTGGGGTGACATCCAGGGGCTTTTTTGTGGGAACTGCGTGGGAACGCCCGCCGTGCCGTAGGCTGCTCCCGAAATGTTCGAGCCCCGTAAGCCATTGGCCTACGGGGCTTTTCCTTGGATGCGGGGGAAAGATTTGAACTTTCGACCTTCAGGTTATGAGCATGACGGTCGGGCCTACCGTCGGATCCCGTTGCCTCCCTGAGCCTTGGAATCGCTGGGACTGGACTACCGGCCGCTCCTCGGGTATCCCTGCCGATCCCGGCAATCTGTGGGAACGGTGTGGGAATGTTGCGAGTTGTTGCGAGCGCATGGCGGAGTGGCGTGGGCGGCCGGATGATGTGGGCATCGGGAGGCAACCGCCTCCTCCGGGGCACTGACCCCTGGCCCGCGGGGAGCCTGCCAGATCGTCGGCATTCCCCGCACACCACCACCACCGCATTCCCCCGCCATGAACCTTCGCCACAAGCGCCACGCACTGGCCGACCAGGAGCAGGCCGATGGCTGACCTCTCCTTCCGGGTGATCACCCCTCGACCGAACGCCCGCAGGCGGTTTGACCGATGGTGGTTCCAGCCCGCTACGCCCGGGTGGTTCGGCCGCTGGCTGCTGACTCCACATCCAGGCCCCACCATCGGCCGCAAGCGCCGCGCGCGCAGAGCCAGAGGGCGGCGCATCGAGGCCAGGCGGAACACTCCCTACGTTGGCGGCTGGATCTCGCTGGCCGGCGCAAGGTGTTTCAGAAGCTATCCCCTGCCGAAGGTGATGATTCTCGATGAGGTCGACAGCTTCCTGGATCCGTCGCTGCGCGAACCGTGGGAGGAGCAGGCCGATGGCGGCTGGAATGTCGGGCTGCCACCCGCGCCTGGCTTTTACTACGTGCGTGGACTGCTCGACGAGAGCATCGGCGGCGATAACAGGCCCGTCTACGTGAACCCTCAGCATTTTGTCTGGGGATTTACGGAAAGCGATGATCCTGAGTGGATTGGCCTCGGTGGCGACATCACCCCCGAGAACATTCGCTGGAAGCCAGCTGGGGAGCTGACGGTCGAGCAATGGGCCGCCGCTCGCCGGACCATGCAGGGCCAGCAGGGGGAGGCCCAGTCCGATGACTGAGACCGCCCTCGTCACCCACCTCCTGGCCAACCGCTATCGCATCCCCAACAGGGCCATCATCAACTGCCTGGCCCTAGCTCGCCTGAACCCCACCCCTGCCCGCAGGGTCAGCGTCGAAGAACTGACCCCCCTGTTTCAACACAGCAAGCGCGGTGGCATCAGTGGCCTCATGCTGGAGCTGAAGCGTTGCGGTCTGGTCGACTTTGAGCCAGGAGTGCGCGGCACCCCCGGCTACCTGATCTGGCGGGTGGGGCCGGAAGAGGAGAAAGCCCATGAAGCTCACCAGAACCGCCGTTGATCGCGCCACCCCCCGGCCCCGCCGGTATCGCCTCAACGACTCCCTGGTGCCCGGCCTCTGCCTTCTGGTGCTCCCCTCGGGCCAGCGCACCTACTACCTGCGCCATCGCGTCGACGGGGCCCAGCGCGAGCTGAAGCTGGGAACCCCGGCTGAGTTGTCCCCCGACCAGGCGCGCGAGCTGGCCCGCGCCGCCCTCGCGCGCGTGCGCGCCGGCGGCGACCCGGGGGCGGAGCGGCGGGCCGCCAGGGATG